CCAAGTAGACGATACGGTACTTTTTGAAGCCCGCATAAGCGAAACCCGCGCAGGCGACGAAGCGTTACAACTAGCAAAAGACGGCGTTTTAGATAGCGTTTCGGTAGGTATTTTGCCAGTCGAATACAGTTTTGACGAAGCTGGCACAATGATTATTACGAAGGCCGATTGGCAAGAGTTAAGCCTTTTGCCTTATGGCGCTTTTGAAGCCGCTAAAGTTGAACGGGTGGCTGCGAGTATCCACCAAACAGAACCAGAAGTAGAGTTAAATAGTAAACAAGACCCAGAACAAGAGGTAACAAAAATGAACGAACCAATAGAAACCCCGCAAGTAATTGAAGCTGCAGCTGTACACACTGTTTACGCGCAACCAAAAAAACTTCGTTTGCCTTCGACTTCGGAATATATCGCAGCGTATGTGCGCGGCGGTTCAGATTTCGCACAACTTAACGCAAACATTAACGCGGCACGTATCGAAGCTGCGCCAGGCGTTGCACCATACGTAAATACTGAATCGACGCCAGGCATTTTGCCCGAAATTATTGTGGGCAGCGTTTATGACGGGCTTAACCCAATTAGACCATTTGTTAGCGCTATCGGTACTCGTGCTATGCCAACAGCGGGCGCAACATTTCGCCGCCCAAAAATTACGACACGTCCAGTAGCGACACAACAGGCCGCACAATTTGACACGCTTAATGCTTCAACTGTCCAAGTGTCCAACACGGATATTTCCAAACTAAGTTTCGGTACATACGTGACCGTCAGCGAACAGGATTTGGACTGGTCAGACCCAGCAAGCATTGACATTATTTTGAACCAGTTAGCTATCGCTTACGGTCAGGCAACAGATAATTACGCTGTCGATACTTGCCACGCTGCAATTTCGCAAACTTCAACGGTTACAGATACAGCCGTAGGCGCTGATTGGGTAGCTGCAATTTACGAAGGCGCAAGGCAAATTTCGTTAAACACAAACTACCTACCTACGCATATGTTTGTAACGCCTGGTAGCTGGGCTGCGCTTGCTTCGTCAGTAGACAACCAAAACCGACCAGTATTCCCGTTTGTAGGTGCGCCTAATCTTATGGGTCAAAACGCTGCAGGTAATTCAGCTGCTACAAGCTGGAACGGTAACCCGCTAGGCCTTGTACTTGTCGTAGACAAAAACGCGCCAGGTTCATTTATGGGCCACGCAGCAGGCCCAGCCGCAGGCTTCGAGTTTTACGAACAGCAAAAAGGCGCAATTTCTGTAGACGTACCAGCCACACTTGGCCGCACTATTGCCTTCAGGGGTTACGCAGCCGCGTTTATGGCAGACGATACCAAGTTCGTTAAGTTCGTTTAACGACTAGAAAGAAGGCCAGCTATGGCCGTCTATTCGGTCAAACAAAAATATTTAACCGATAATTACGCAGTAGTTGTACTTGTAACTAACGCTGACCCGTTAGAAGTAGGGCAAAGCGTAACTATCGCTGACGTCGACGCAACTTTTAACGGTACTTATACCGTCGCTGCGTTGCCCGAATATTATTTTACTGGCGTAGACGAACAAGGCTTCTTTATCTACGACATAGAAACCCCGATAGCTAACCAGGTTCTATATGCGAAAACGGCAGACAACGTAAACATAGTTGCGGCAACAGGCACACTAACTACGTCGCCTGTTTGCACTTGGATAACTGCAGGTCAAATAGAAGACTGGTTAGGTATCGGGACGGCTACGGCAGCCGATACAGCATTTTTAACACAATGCGCGGCAGCTGCTAACAATTTTTGTTACGCCAGAAGGCGCGAAGCAGGCTACAAAAACGAAAGTTTAACTACCGTGCCAAATGGGGCAGTTAGTTTAGGCACGATTATGTATGGTGGCGCGTTGTATCGTCAACGGGGCGGCGTACAAGATTTCGCGTCGTTTGACGGTTTAGGCACAGCTAATAGTTTTGGTTTGTCGCCAATGATTAAACAGCTGTTAGGCGTCGATAGGCCAGCGGTTGCGTAATGCCCCAAAACTTTACCGACCTGTTTAATACGTCGCTAACAAATTTAACTACGACACTTACAGCCGTTACAGGCTTACAGGTAGTGAACGACCCGCGAAACCTTGTCCCGCCTTGCGCTTTCATTGACGCGCCAAGCTTCGAAGCATTTAACGCCAACATTGTAAAAATGTCGTTTCCAGTACGGGTAATAACTTTAGGGCCAGGCAACCTGGACGCGCAGCGCAGCTTACTTAACCTTGCTTCGCTGGTGCTGGGTGCTAATGTGGGCGTTACGGACGGTAGGCCTACAGAAGCTTTAGTAGGCGGCGTGGCTTACCCTGCGTATGATTTGACTATAACAATGCAAGCCCAGACAGCGTAAGGATAAACAAATGACTAGCTATATGGTTACTTCGGACAGGTTCGCAGGTTTTAAACGCGGCGATACTGTTACTGACAAAGATTTAGAAGGCGTAGATGTCGAAGCGCTTTTAGAAGGCGGCCACCTATCCACGCAAAGCGCTAAAAAATCTGGTAAAACTAAAGATACAGATACAGACAAGGACTAACCAAATATGGCAACTTCAGTTTATTTAAGTTCACCCGCATTAACCATAAACAGCGTTGACTTAACAGACCAGGCGACTAGCGCCGTTTTGACGTTTAATTACGAGCAGCTCGAAACTACGAGCTTTGGCGACACGGCCCGCAAGTTTGGCGGTTCTGCTGTAACTTCGCTGCAAAACAACAGTTTCGAAGTAACGCTTTATCAAAGCTATGCAGCGTCAGAAACCGAAGCGACCATTTATAGTTTGGTTGGTATTCAGACAACTATTGAAGTTTCGCCAACGGCTGCGGGTCTTGCAACGCCTAGCGCTACTGCGCCAAAATATACGCTTACTGGCGCATACTTGGAAAGCCACACGCCAATTAACGCAAGTCTTGGCGAACTGTCGACCATTACGCTTACGTTTACTGGCGGCACACTAACTAAAGCCACTTCATAATGGCGCGGCTTTGGCCGCTGAGAATTAAAAAAACAAGCAACGCTAATAAGGCGCTGCCCTACGAAAGGCAAATATGCAATTAACACTAAAAGCCGTATTTAAAGACGGCAACAATTACGAAGTGCAAACTAACTTAATGACCATAGTTTTATGGGAAAGAAAATATAGGCGCAAAGCTTCAGACATAGCTAACGGCATAGGCGTAGAAGACTTAGCGTATATGTGCTACGAAGCTAGCCGCCTAAACGGAATAACCGTACCCAGTTCGCTAGACGCGTTTATTAACAGCCTTGTAAATATTGAAGTAATTGAACAGGCCGCTGATTTAAAAGCAGACCAGGCACAGTAAGTTATCTTATGGCTGAAGTGTTAGTAACTTGCCATTACTGGCCTAGCCATATCGAGTTTGGTATAAACGATTTGTATACCGTCGTAGAAATTTTAAACAAACAGAATAAAACTTATGTCTAGTCCGTTTACTTTAGAAATCGCCAACGTAAAAGAAACATTGGCCGAATTAAACAAATTCGACAAAGTTTATAGACGGGAAGTAACTAAACGTATTAAAAGCGCTGGCGCTGAAATTATTGTTACAGCCCGCCAACTGATAGGCGACGCGCCGCCTTTATCGGGTATGGTTCGCGGCAAACTTATTAAAGGCCGCGAAGTTTATTGGGATAACAAAACTGCTAAAGCTGGCCTAAAAATTAAGGTAGGTAGACGGGCCAGCAAAGGCGGCACGGTTCAATTTAAAGACCAATTCGACGCTGAGAATAACCCGCGTGAAAGCCATAGCGTAACTTTTAAAGCTAGGCCGTATCAACTTATGGTGGCCCAACAATTAGACGCGGCAGGCGCAATATATGACCACGCAGGCGCTAAAACCAAAAACACTAATTTCGTTAATAATTTAAATGTTGAAGTTGGAATACAACCACGCGCAATAGACCCAGCCGTAGAAAAAAATCGTAAAACCGTAGAATTTGCGGTAGTGCAAATAGTCGACGAAGTAGCAAAAGTTTTAAACAAAAATTTGAAGGCCCGCTATGGCAATTAACATACCGATAGTCAGTACGTTTGACCCTAAAGGCCTTAATGCAGCAGAAAAAGCTTTAGGCGGTTTAAGCGGTTCAGCTGGCAAAGTTGGCAAAATTCTTAAAGCTTCTGTAGTGCCAGGCCTTATAGCGGCTGCTGGTTCGGTTTTAGCTTTTACTAAAGGTTTAAACCCAGCTATTCAAGCTGCTAGCGATTTAGGCGAAAACACAAGCAAAATAGGCGTAATTTTTGGCGACGCTGGTAAAGCTGTAACCGATTTTGCTAAAACTGCTGCGCGTGAAATCGGGCAAAGTCAAAACCAGGTTTTAGCGGCTGCTGGCACGTTTGGCACGTTTGGTAAAGCGGCAGGTTTAGCAGGCGACCAGTTAGCGACGTTTACAACTGATTTTATTACGCTGTCTGCTGATTTAGCGTCGTTTAATAACTCGACGCCAGACGAAGCCATTAACGCTATTGGCGCGGCGTTACGCGGTGAAGCTGAACCGTTAAGGCGTTTTGGGGTTTTGTTAAACGACGCGACGTTAAAAGCCGCTGCTATGGAATTGGGCATATATAGCGGTAGCGGTGCTTTGACAGCACAACAAAAGATTTTAGCTGCACAAAAAGTAATCTATGAACAAACAGGCGACGCGCAAGGCGACTTCGCGCGAACTTCAGACGGTTTAGCTAACCAGCAACGTATTTTAAGCGCACAATTAGAAAACATAAAAATAAAAATAGGTGAAGCACTTTTACCAGCGTTTACAAAATTAGTTAAATATGTTAACGATTTTGTAGTACCAGCTTTAGACAAATTTATAACTTCGCTTACAGGCGGTAAAGGCGTTAGTGAAAGTATCGCGCAAGCTATTTCGGCTTTTGGCCCGTTTGGGCCTTCGATAGTTGCAGGTATGCGTCAAGCGGTAGGCGCTATGTTGCAGTTCGTACGGACGGCAGCGATTACTTATGAAAGTATTAAAGCGGTTACAACTGCTGCCAAGTTTTTTAAAGGTAATGTTGTCGGCGCATTAAAAGATTTTGCGTTAGTTGTAGGCGCAGCAGGCATAGCGCAAGTTACACGCAAATTAGAACAAGACAGTAACGAATTTTTTGACGGTTTACTTAATCGCGTTGAAGGCATTACAAGCGCTATAGCTAATCAAAACAAAGCAATTACAGACGCTGAAAGCCGTTACGAAGGTTGGGGTAAAAAAATTGCTGGCGTTACAACTGATTTAGACGATTTAGCAAGCGACGAAAACAAAAAAGGTAGCGGTAAAGGCGCAGTAAATAAAGTAACTGAAGCCGTTAAAAATGCTTCTGCTGCATTAAATAAAGAAATGGGCGACGCTTTAGACGCCGCTAAAGACCGACTTAAAAAAGCCCAAGACGCTTTTAATGATTTTGCTACTTCAGTTAGCGACGTCGTTAAAGGTGCTTTAGATTTTGGCGCAGCCTTCGAAGAAGGCGGCGAAGACGCAGGTTTAACGTTTTTTAGTGCGCTACAAAAACAAGCCGATAAAGCTAAAGAGTTTGCCGATTTAGTAGAACAGTTGTTAGCTACGGGCCTATCGCAAGAAGCGCTACAGCAGGTAATTGACGCGGGCATAGATAGCGGCGCAGCTATCGCCAAAGAACTTTTAAAGTCTGGTGAAAACGTTTTACGCGCTAACAAACTTGTAGATGAAACAAACAGAATAGCTGAACAAATAGGTATTTTGTCGGCTAACAAATTTTACGCCGCTGGCGTATCTAACGCCCAACAATACTTAGCGGGCGTTGAAGCGGCTATGGCTGTAGCGCAGGCAAGGTTAGGTAAAAAAGGTATAAACCTTGCTGACATTAAAGGCATTAGCAGCGGCTTTAATAACGCGATTAGCACAACGCCGACAATGACAGCGCCGACTATGCCCAGCGTTATACCCGTAGGCGCACCAACAGACAAAGGCCAACCGTCAGGCAACGTAACTATAAACGTAAATAGTCAGCTGGCTACTAAAGGCGAAGTAGGCGAAGCTATTAACGACGCTTTGCGGGCCTATAACCGTCTTAGCGGCCCGCTGCAATTGCAAATAGCGTAATGGCTGGCGTAGCGGTAGTCGGTTCGGGTAATTACGAACTGTTTATAGACACGGGTTTTATTCAAGACGGGTTTACACTCGACGACGCTACAGCAGGCGTTTTAAATAATACGCAATACGTTTTAGACGGTACTACTAATTTTGCACCAGTTTTAGACGGCTGCGTAAATGTACGCGTAAAACGTGGCCGCGAAGACATAGGCGACCAGTTCGGCGCTGGCACTATGTCTTTCACGCTTAGCGATACCAGCGGCATATTCAACCCTTTTGACCAGAACAGCCCATATTTCGACCCGTCCGAAGCGCAACCAGGTTTAGCCCCTATGCGTAAAGTCGAATTAGTGCGCTACGACAGCACCAACACAGTCGAATATCTTTTTAAAGGCTACATAGTCAACTACGATTATTCATTTGCTTTAGGCGGTATAGATACCGTAAGCGTTTTTTGTGCAGACGACTTCTATTTGTTAAGCCAAACATTTTTAGACGAATACAACCCAAGCGAAGAATTATCTAACGAACGTTTAGAAACGGTTTTAGATTTACCAGAAGTCAATTTCCCCGCGCTGGCTAGGGACATTTCGACAGGTACACAAACTTTAGGCGGGGCTTCTGCGTTTACCGTACCGCAAGGGACTAACGCTTTGTCGTATTGCAGCCAAATTAACGACGCTGAACAAGGCCGTTTATTTATGTCGCGGGACAACGTTTTAACGTTTCAACCGCGCATAGGTGCAACGCTTAGCAGCGCAGTAGCAAACTTTAACGACGACGGCACAAACATTAAATACAACGCTTTAGGCATAACTTTTGAAGCTGACCAGGTTATTAACCGTGCTGTAGTACAAATTTTAGGTAGTAACAGCCCGCAAACAGCAGAAGACTTAGCCAGCCAAGCAAAATATTTCATACAAACTACAAGCATTACTAACAGCCTTTTACACGACACAACAGCCGCCGCCGCTTTAGCTA